CCGTCTCACGGACCAGGTGTCGTTGCAACAAAGCAACGCCTATGGTCTAAGTTTGACTGGACAAATGTCTCGGATCGAATCACAACCCTCTACCCCTTCGACGCCTACTTTTGTGCGTCGCCGGGGCACGTTTGTGATGTATTTAAGAGCTTTGATGCTCTTACTGCTACGGATCTTCCTGCTCGAGTAATTCTCGTGCCGAAAGATTCCCGTGGCCCTCGCCTGATATCCTGCGAACCCGTTGATTTTCAATGGGTGCAGCAGGGATTAAGGAGGGCAATATACCGTTTGGTGGAGTCACATCCATTGTCAAAATGGAATGTGTTCTTCACGGATCAGTTACCTAACCAATTGGGTGCCCTTTTGGGGTCCTCAAATGGTAAGTACTCGACACTTGACCTCCAAGAGGCCAGTGACCGGGTTCACATTGATCTAGTTCGGCTCATCTTCCCTGCACGGATTATTCCGTACCTGGAAGCTTGCAGAAGTGATTCAACTGTGTTGCCCAGTGGCGAGAAGTTGAAACTCAACAAGTTCGCACCTATGGGGTCAGCTTTATGCTTTCCCGTAATGGCGCTTACTATATGGGCTCTCCTAGCCGCGGCTTCACCTGACGTCGATACCCGTGAGGGTACCGTTGTATACGGTGATGATGTCATAGTACCAACTGCTTTCGCAGGGAGCGCTATGGCCGTACTCGAGGAATTTGGGTTGAAAATCAACCGTTCCAAGAGTTGCCTACGAGGACTCTTTCGAGAGTCCTGTGGCGTTGACGCCTTCAATGGCGTGAACGTCACACCGGTCCGTTTCAGGACCGTGTGGATGACATCACCTCGTCCTGATGTCTACACCAGCTGGATTGCATATGCAAACCTGCTCTGGCGTAAACAATATTACTTCGGGTACGATTACATCGTATCGAGATTAAGGTCCGTTTACGGACCCATCCCAGGAACGGACATGCATCTTGCATGCCCGAGCCTTGAAGGAATATCTGCTGATGGTCCCTCTTCATTTAAACGACGCCTAAACAAAAGCCTTCAAAAGCTTGAGTATAAGGTTCGGGTAGTGAAGAGCCCTGCTGTCATTAAAGTCATCAACGGTTGGTCCATGTTGCTCCGATATTTTTCGGAAGCGCAGAAGCCAGCCTTGACTTACAGTAAAACCACAGGCGGATCTGTACCCCTCTCTGAGGAATCAGTTCCGTTTTCAGTCAGTCGGTATACGAGACGCGACACAAGCATTCTTGTGTGGCGTTGGCG